GATTCGGTTTTTGTGGTCATTAAAGCGGCGGTCGCTTTCTTTGAACGCCTCAAGTATTTTGATTGCGCGTTCGTGTTTTTTGATTTCAAGTTCTAAGTTTTCCATTATGATCGAAAGATTAGTTGACCGATAAAGTAAGCGGCCATGATTAAACAAAAAATGTACTGCGGTTTGCGATGTTGTAAAAAGTATTTCATAGTTGTTACGTTTTGATGCAGCAAATATATAACAAGAAATTAATTAAACAACAAAAAATTAAACAAAGTTTGTTTTTAATGCTTATTTATACAAATTCTAAATAAATCGGGAGATAAAAAAGCGGCGGTAAATGTAGAGAATTGCCGCAATAATAAGGACCAACCACAACCAACCGAACGACTCTTTGCGCTCAACGTGTTTCTCGCTTACTTTGGTCGATTGTGTCGCAGTTTTTTGAGTTTTGCGTGTATTGTGTACGCTTTGAGATTTTAACGCCTTAAATCGGCTTATTTGCGTTCGTTTCTTAACGCGGCCGTTCTTGATTGTGGTCTTTTTGCCTTGCGAGTCTACAATAATAATCGGTTTGAGCGTGTCCACTGGCGTGATCTCAAACTCATCGACGCAAATTGTGCTATCTGATACCTCTTTAGTATATACTTTTGTGGAATCGGTTACAGTAATCTCGCTTTTTGTCTCGGTCTCGGTTGTACTTTTGTTCACTTTACGCGCCCCGCAGCTCGCCAATAATAGCAATATAAAGAAATATCTCATTTTATCGAATTTTATTCTCTACAATTCTCAAGTTGTTGACCTCATAATCGCCGTTTTTTTCAACGCGAATGTGGGCAAAGCCATTATTCCAATTGTTGTATGGCATATATTCGGGAGATAAACCACAAAGCGCACCCACGCTCCAAGTGGTTGTAACCTCTCCGCTAAGGTTTACCTCAGTATGTTCACTTGTTCTATGGTGGTGGCCAATAATGCATGACTCTTTTGCTTTCATATAAAGGCCACGCGCTGGGTTAACAGGTGGCGCAAAGCCGCTAAAAAATTCGTGTCCGTGTAGTAGTGGCAATTTACCCGCCTTTGCGATTTGTTTTGACTTAACCTCTTGCACACCGAACTCGCCAAAGCGTAAAATCGTAGCAAGTTCAAAGTCGGGAATTCCCAAAAGTTCGGGAGCCTGCATTTTAAGGAAGTTTTGCCAGCGGTCCTCGTGGTTGCCAATCTTAAAATATATCGGGCATTGGAAGTGATCCTGCAAATTCTTTAAAAAGTTGCGCGTCATCTCAAGCTCGTCGGCCATATTTCGCAAACGGCGATCTTTAATAAACCGCGAAAGCATATACATGTCAATAGTGTCCCCATTTAAGTAAACGCAGTCGACGTTTTCAGCCTTGCCGTAGTCGATAGCAAGTCGAAGCGCGTCGTTGTTTTGGTAGGGAAAGTGAATATCCGTTAAAAACAGGATATTTTTGTTTGGAACGATGACCGTGCCTTGCTTCTCGTAGTCGCTTTCGGGTAATTCAAATGCGTTTGTTTTCATAAATTCCTTTTTTTCTTTTTCAGTCCGTTCTCCGATTGCGTTTTTCTCTTGTCGGTCTGAGCGTTCGTTGCGATGTGTTCGCACTATACCTCGCGCATTGTCAACGCTTGTAAAATCAATCGGGAAATCCTGGTGCAATAGTCTTGAGATTGCCATCGTTGATGACTTTGGAAACTTTGCGATATACTCGCGAGCGATTTCGCCCTTGTATGTGATTTTGCTATTCTCCAAAATATATGTCGGCTTCGGCTTTGCGTCGAATTGTGAGACCTTTTAAAACGTTTCCGCCTGCTTTATTCCATTTTAGGAACTCGCCCCGAATGGACGGATCAAAGTGATTGAAGTTGACCTTGCGCAAAAGCGTGGATTTCTCAAAGTTTGCAGGGCCTATGTTGTACGTTAGTGAAACCAGCGCGTTGAATTGTCCTTGATCAAGCGGAGCCGTTACTAATTTACTAACTCTTGCTGCAAATTTGTCCGCAATTAATTTAAACATCTCAAACGCTTCAAGTTCCGTGATTGGATTATCCAATAGCGTAACTTTTTTGCCGTTTGTGTAGTAAGTATTTCCGTAACCAATGGTCGGCACTTTTGCGCTGCAAAGGTACGGTTTGGAGCTAAACCCCTCGAATTTACAAATCAATCGATAACCCGCGTTGTTTAGTTTCATTTTGCAAATGCTTTAAATAGTAACGTTACAAGCGCAGCGGTAAACGCTACGGCGATGACTTTGGCTTGTTTGATGTACACCTTAAGCTCGGCGTCGTTCTCCTCCAAATCAATCACTCTTGTATCGATGTCGGATATTTTCCAAACAAGGCCACGAAATCCGTTGAGGTCGTTCCCGAGTAACGCCTGTTTAATTTCTTTTATGTCGTTTGAGCGGTTTTCGCTATCGAGTTTTAATTGCTTAAGGTGTTGCTCAATGCGATCCAGTCGCTCGCTTTCAATGTTGCTCATGAGTTAAATTTGTTTGGCTGCGAAAGGTATAACTTTATCCCTCCCAATACTATAACTGAAATTTTGAGGATTGTTCCAAAATAATCGGGCAATCCTAATTGGCTAATTAAATCAACGAGCAAATGTGTCGTTTGGTCTAAGATACCCAAAACGATTAGAATGATTGGCAGTAAATGCTCCTTAATCTGCTGCATTTTCTTTGAGTTTTGTCTCTAATTTATCCAATATTTGCGACAAAGCCACAACGTCAGCCATTTGATAAACTCCCGCTTTTACTGCAATTTCAATCGCTTGTTTAATTACGTTTAACTCTTCCATTTTTAGTATGTTAAAATAGTAATGTTTTTGTCTTTTGCTACGCAATTCTCAATCCAAGTGTTATCCTCGCCCCACGCTGCAAACTCCTCATCAGTTAGCGTGTAATTCCAATTCGCACACATTAACCCTTCGTCGGTTAATAGTTCATTGTAAGTCGTGCAAGTATTCGCATCAGTTGGAAAGTTAAAGATTAAAACTTTTAGTTGTGTTGCTTCGCCTGTAAAGGGGAAGTTAATCGGTTGTATTTGTGCCATTTTTTTATTTATTATATTACGAATGTCCACCCTGTGGATTTGTTTACATATAAACCCTCAACTGCATCGGTGCAATACACCATTAAACCAACGGCAGGACTTGCAATTGCTAAACGTTGTGCATTTGTCATTCTTGGTGGTAGGAAGCCTTGTGTTGTTGAGTTTACTGTTAATCGTGCTGAGGCAATATCGGTATAAGTTCCACCATTTTGAATAATAAAATTTCCCGTCGTATTAGTAATACGAGCAAAAGTAAAACCTGAATTTGCAAAACTTAAATGTGTATCATAAGAGTTAAGTTGATTAGTATAAACAACATTTTTAACGTATGCTGATGAAAAAGGAACTCCTGCGCTTCCTACATTATAAGTACTACCTGCCGATGGAACTATATTTCCGCCAACAGTTAATACCCCACTAACCCTCGCCGTGCCGTTTACGTCTAATTTAAAGCCTGCGTCGGTTGTGGTGTTTATAGCAAAATTTCCACTTGTGAATAAAGTCATCTTTTCAGTATTTCCAAAATACCATCTATAACCACCGCCATTAGTGCTACCTGTTTGAAACCATATATCGTATTTAGAGCTTCTAATTGCACCTAATCCAATGCCATAAAAATTATTTGCTGCACCATTAAACCCAAAATTGGCGCCATTACTAATGCCATTTATAGGGTCAGCGGGTGTTGAATTTACAGCTGTAATTAATCCCGAACCACTTGAATTACTTTGTATTCCAACACCTGATGATATTCCTGTATAAGAAGTATTAGAGCTACCTGTTACGTGTAATTGATTTGAAGGAGTTGCCGTTCCAATCCCTAAACGATTATTCGTGTCATCCCAAAATAGGTTGCTATTGTCTTGCGCTATTGTCGTGCCATTTGAAAATAAAACGCTGCCGCTTGTTAGTGCGGGAAGTGTGAATTTATTATTAAACGTATTCCAATTTGTCGAACTTAAATAGCCATCGGTTGAAGTACTCGCTTGCGTGATTGATAGCGTTCGATTTGCAGTTAAATCTCCGCCTCCGCTTAATGGTGCAGTTGTGCTAATTGTGCGAGAATTTGTTACAGGTGTATATCCTAACGCACTTGCAATCGTTTCATTTTTCCAAAGACTATCCGCCGAGTCGTAAAATAACCCCTCGTTATTTGCAGGCGATGTAATATAAACGTTGTGAAGTTCGTCAAGCTCCCATCCGTTCATAATCTTAACGTAAATTTTTCCGTGTACTGCGTGAGCGTATTCCACATAACCCATTACAACAATGTGACCTGTTGCGCCTGTTGGCTTAATGTTAGTCAATCTCCCCGCAGTTGTAGGCGACAAATATAGTACATCACCATCCGCCCACGTTTCGCCCTGTAAAGAGCCTGTTGTATTAATCTCCTCTAATTGCCCAACTGTTAAAATGAAACCCTCTTGATTGGTCGCTATCGTTTCGCAAACAATTCCTATTGTATCGGCTGAATTGTTATCGTTATTCGCTTGAGCATATGCAACGGCTAAGCGTTGACCTTGCGCCCCGCTTATTCTTACGGCTTGATACGCTGCCTTTGTAAGCGTTGTGTTTGGCGTAACTTTATTCACTACACGCGCAACTAAATCAACGCCATTTTTAAGTACTACACTGCCACCTTTTAAAGTCGTTTCGGTGCTACCAATTGAGTCGTTCCATCGTGTTGTTGCAACCGCTGCCGTGCCTGTTGGCGATGTGTCAAGTGTAACTTGCCCCGCTTTTAGTTCGTATTCTCCCAAGTCAACGTTCGCCGTTGCGCCTGTGTAAGGAACGAAGCCTGTTACTGGAGGAATATCAGCAGCCGTTATAAATGGGTTAATGCCATCGCTTCCGTCATTGGTTAAGTCACTCGTTGCGGTTGGAATTATAGGTTTGTTTAAAATCTCAGCCACGCCAGTGGTTGCATCCCAATCCGAATTGACTTGAGCCGCAGGTATTGTAGGCTTGTTTTTTATGTAGTCGGGAGCTTGGTTGTCCGTTTGTGTCCAATCCGATTGCACTTGCTCGCCAATAATTCGGTTGATATTTACAACGTAGTTGTTTGGATTGGCTACGATGTCAACCACATCAACCGCAGCTTGCACGTTGATGTCAATCGTCTCAACTACAACGGCTGCATTTACGACGATGTCGTTGATCGTGTCTTGTACTATTATATTTACATTGTCAGCCATGCTTATCGTGTAATATCGTCGGTTATTGTAAAGAGTCCACTAATCCAAGTGTCAACCTCGCCACTCGCTTGCGTGATTTGAATGTCATATTTGTAGGTGCAGGCTTGTATGTCGATTATTTGCTCATCAATACAAAACTCGCCATTGACTGCGTCAAAAATAGTGATTGGCACCTCAAGCGCAACGACACCGCCCGCCTCTTTACGCAATTGCATTTTGACATCGCCATCAGTTAGGTCAAGTGGTGCCTCGTTAACGTTTATTTGAAAGTCCGTTTGTTTTAACGTGTCCCCTCTTTTGGTTGTGAAGTTCAGTGTTGATGCCATTTTTTAAAAATAGTTTTAATTTTTTGATGTTTTCCTCAGTTCGTTTGTCTACTTTTCTCATATTTTAGTAAGGTCGATCAAGCCACCATTTGCCACAAATCAAACGCGAACGCAAAGGGTTGACGATATTATTGGAATTGCTAACGTATTCGGGTAAATGGAATTTATTAAGCCAACGCAGTAGTCGGTCTTGATACATTTCCGTTTTTAATCGCATATTATTAACCAAATAGTCGACCTCAGTTTTATCAATCGCCACCGAGTTGTCGGGTTGCGACTTAAATATACCGTTGTTGTTTACTTTATAAGCCCCGATTAGGAGGTATTCTACGGCACTTGCAGCGATTAAAAAAGGCTTGATATAATCTTCGTACAAAGTTAGGTAATCGTCGACCAAATCGTCGTTATCGAAGTCCTCACAAATTTTATCGTACAATGTCTCGCCTAAAATCTCCTCCAATCGCGTGCGCTGAGCGTCTGCGATGCAAGGAATGTAAAGGTCAATGTCAATATTGCCCCCGAGTAGAGTGTTTTTAGTGAGTTCGTTTTCTTTAAGTAGTATAATAGTTGCCATAAATTACATGTCGTGAGGCGCGATGTACGCTTTAGGGTTATTTGTTGGTAGGATTTCGCCTGCTTTTCTCGCTTCCGCTGGTGTAATTGTCTCCGCAAGTGGGTTGTTTACATCCGCTCTTTTACGATACGTTTCTCTAATCCAAAAATGTTTGCAAGTTCCGAAAGGAAATGCCTCACTTTGTAAGCCTCCACCTTTCCAAAGGAAGATATCATAAGGCTGATTCGGATTAGGGTGCATTCCAAAGCCAGGATTAACGTTTCTTTGGCTCATCATTTCGATGTCCTCTTTACGATATACCTTATTGGCTTTCATCATAGCTTTACAAAATGCACGCTCGGGCGATGGATTTCCGCTATAACGGTACCGACTTTTAAAAAGCGCGCCATCTTGATAACTTTTTGCGTTCGGTCTTGCCGTTCCTGTTGAAACTTTATCTAAAGCAACGCGCATTAATTGAGTACTAACTCCATTCATGCGATCAAGTTCAGCGTCAAGCTCGGCCTCTTTTTCATAGTCAACCGCTTCGGAACTTATAAGTTCCCATTCGTTTAAATCGATGTCCTCGCCTAAGTCATCAAAGCCTTGAGTTGATAACTGCGTAACCGCTGCGGCTTGTTGCGAAAATAACGCTTGAGCCACTTGAGCGGGAATGTTTAAGAATTGAACTAAGAAAACAATCGCTTGCTCTTGCGTTAAAATACCCTCTTTTACTTTTGCAAAAATATCAATCGCTGACGCAATTTGCGCTCCGTTGTAAGATACCGCCGCGTCGCTTGTTGATTTGTCAAGGCCTGCATTTGTTGCGTCTGCAATCGCTAAATCCTCAGCTCTTAAACTCTCAAATTGTAAGTCCAAAGTAATGCCATTCACGGCAAAAATCTCCATCAATCCGTCAAGTATAATCTCTTGCTTTGGTCGAATTACGTTAATCATTAACTCCTCAAATCCCACTTTTATTTCCTCAGCGTTTGAGCTAAATCCGCTCGATTCTTTTACACCAACGAGCATTGGCGAAGTAAGTTTGTGCGAGGTGCAAAGTTGTTGTCTTGCCTCAGCACTTAAATACTGGTATTGTTGATGCGCGTCGCTAACTTCCAAAGGTGCGATTGTAATCTCGGAGTCTTTGTTGTCGTTCCAATTTAAAAAGAATGCTCCAGCGTTTTGTGATCCTGTCAAGTGGTTACGAATTTGGCGTGTATTCTCTTGGATCGTTTCGATTGACTCTTGCACGCCCGCGTTCATATTAATAATATGGCCGAAGCTCAACCCTTTTTGAATATGGTTGATTGAGTAGTTTGAAATTTCCTCCTCCATTTTCGCCCAACTTATCCCCGACACATACGAAGGGTTACTATAATAAAATTGCCCAACTTGGTAATCGCGAATGATGTAAATCTCTGAGCGTTCGCCCATTCCTTCGCCGTATCCAAATGCGTCGATTCGTTCGGGTTTATATTTGTTTACGTTTGCAAAATCATACGAGTAGTAATACCCTGTTATATCGCCCTCCTCGTTTGCAACTTCGGGAGCAATGCGTTGTTTGGCTACGTGAAAACATCTTTGGATTTTTCCGTTCACATATTTAACCTCGATTGAAGCCTCGCCAAACATCTCGAAATCCTTGCATATTTTACGCAAATCTTTTTTAGAAACGAGCGAAATAATCGCCGCCCATTCTGATGGCTTGCGTGCTTTGTCTTTTGAGGTCAATCCTTTGCCATAAATGAACTGCGAATAACTATCAATGATTGCCGAGTTTGTTGGCGATCCGTTATAGGCGTCAATAATGACTTGATAAAACGAGTTTTTGTCTCCATTTAATACCCACTTTTTACCCGACACCTCTTTAATTTCGGGGCGTATGTAATTCGATAGGTTTATAATTTGTAATTTTTCCATAAAATTATACTTTTAGAACTCCGTTATTGAGTTCAAAATTCTCTAAGTCAGTCTGAGCCGTTGCGTAAGCCTTGCCTCTATAAATTAAATTGTCATCCTCGTTGATTGTAACTTCAAACGATTGGCCCTCCTTCATGATTGGCTCATCAAATACCAATACTAAAACGTTGTTTTGGTAATATACGCCAGTAACGGCGATTTCGTGAGTGATGTCTCGCGTTTCATCACGCAATAAAAACGTGATTTCGCCACTATCGTAGCCTCTCGGAATGCAACGAAATTGATAAGGCGCAGTTAAATTGAATATCCACATACTATATTAACTGAAAAATTGTGTTTTGTAACAAAAAACGCCCCTTAAAGGAGCGTTTAATGACAAAACTATGAAAAGAATTAAGAAACAACGTCTTCAGAAACTAACGCATAAAGCGCAGTTATCATCGCTGAATTTAAGAATGGAGATAAATTCGACTCCTCAGCAGCGATGGTCAAAGTGTAACCGCTTAAATCACCACCTGCTCCTCCGCTTACTTTTGTGCAATTTGACATTGTACCATTAGTGGCACCAATCAACATGATATTTCCGTTGTAGTCTTCAACGAAAACTTGAGGTCTTCCAGCGCAAATCAATTGGATTTGAGCTTGCAAGTCAGCACCTAATTTCGGAAGCGTAACGGCCAAAGATTGGGCGTTCAAAAATGTTCCGTTATCCTCTGAACTTGTACCAGTTTCGGTCAAGGCATTTGTTGTAGCCTTTACCTCGTATTTGAAAACCTCAGCAAGGTCTCCAAGATCGGTCAATACTTGAGCTGCAATAGTGTAACCATAATCGGCGTAATTTGCAAAATACAAATTTTTAATTCCACCGCGTTGGTCTTTGCAACCCAATAATTTACCCTTTGTTATTAAACAGGCCATCTATTTTTTAGGTATTTAAAACCGCCCGAGTTAACGAGCGGTCTTTATTAGTAATTAGTCTAAAGTCAAGTAAACAATCTCCTCAGCGTTGTAGTATCCAACACCAACGTTGTAAACTACTTTTCCGCGAACTTTACCAGTCAATAAACCGATTTCGTCTTCGTCTACCATAGCCACTTGGTTGTGGTCAGCAGTCAAACCAGTAGCGAATACTAAGTTTTTACGCTCGTAGATAACAACTGTATTTGCAGGCAATCCGTTTAATACGGTCAAAGTGTGACGACCAAAAGTTAAAGCGAAGTCGTTGTTACCATTTCCGTAAACAATTCCTTGAGTTGACAAGTAGAAAGCATAGTATTGAGCAACGTCTGGAGAAACTGCGAATACTAAATCTTTATTTCTCAAAGCGATTGGCACGGCAGCTAAAGCAGGTTTCAAGTATTTAGCCAAAACGTTTGACTCACTTACAGCAGCGTCAGCAGTTGGTTTGTTTACATCTCCATCAGCAGCGAACAAAGTTAAGAAACCGTCGAAGTTTGTGTCTGATTGCCAAATGTCAGTCTCCAATTTTTCTCCGATAGCACCCAAAACCTCAGCTTGTATTGCATCCATAATGTCAGAAGGAGCAGTACCATTTGCAGCACCTGCGCCCATGATTCCATCAGACCAAGTAGCACGGAAATCTTCTTTACAAACGTCAAAATCATTTTTGAATTTGAAAGGCTCGATTAAGTTTTCGTTTAATACAATTGTCCCAGCAGGAGCAAATCCGCAAGTGTATGCAGTTGTTCCGTCAGTATAAGCGATTTTACGCAAAGACAATTTGTAGTTTACATTTTCAGCGATAGTTACCGCATTTTTTTCGATAGTGTCAATCGTTTTGAACGCTTGACCGATAATCACACCGGCATCTCTACCAGCATAATTTGAACTTACAGTTGTAGTTGTAGGCATTAGTTTAAGTTTTTAAGATTATTTTGAATTTTTTGTGATCTCGTCATTTTGACGTTTGAGTTTAAAGTTTGAGCAACTTCGGGCTTTGCTTTTGTTGAAGCCTTAACCTCAACTTGAGAAGTTTTAACATCAGCGATTTGTGAGCTTAACTGAGTTCTAACCGCT